CCATCCCAAATTGGATTCCTGCTGAAGGATTGTCACACGTTTATCGTCAATCCCATCCATGTTCTCGGGCTCGCCGTTGTTCACTACGTAAATATGACCTGAAAACCACGGCGTCAAAAGAGATCTCAAACAGGGCATTAAATACTCGTTATTGTTCCACGTGGGTATCAAAATGCCAATACTCATTGGTTTTCCTTATACTTCAAATAGTCTCCATATTGTTTCTCGCGTTGTTCCGGAGTCAGTTTGTTCCACATGTCAGAATACTCCTCCGTCACCACAATCGGATCGGACAAATGTCCTAACTTGATTCGCGAATCCATCCATACTCGAAAACCAGCCCTCCGCGCCTTCGTACAGAGCGTCACATCCTCACCCGTCTGCGCCATCCCGAAAAACCAGGGTTTCGGAATCTTTTTCAAGACGTCCGTTTTAATAAGTACCGCCCCAAATCCAACTGCATCACATTCAAAAAGCGTATTGCGTGGATAATTTTCAATATACCGTGTAAATCCATAACGTGTTCGAGTCGTTTCGTCAAATCCCTCTCGCGTTTCATACGCTACGGGTTTGTGGTTCGGGTTTCGAGTGAACGCCAACGGCGCACAGATGTCCTTGTCATTATCTACTAACTTAAAAAAGAGGTCATGAGGACAAAGCATATCATCATCAATCATCAAAAGCCATTGAGCCCCTAATTCTAAAGCTCCTTCGGCCAAACGCTCTCTGGCATAAGGAACCAAGAGTTCCCCTATTGCTCCAAGCTGGAACGAATAGCGGGGGTTCTTATGCTCGTAAAAATCTTTCGCTTCTCTACTTCCCAGGTACTGCCACATCATCATTCGGTCATGATACGACCGTGGCGGGGTATGCCCTTTTAAGGGAATACCTACCAAGACCTTTTGGACAATCGATGTTAACTCAGCAGTGACCGAAGAATGTTCAGAGGCGTTTCGTTCCGCATCCAAACTCTGTGACCCAAGCAAACCCCCCGATTCAACCTCGGCAACCGCACAATTTTTTGACATACCTCGCACCAAAACACACGGCTGGGGAGATTAGGAGTTTTATCCCCTAACCTCCGTTCCAACCATGCCTTGAAAATCCCCCTTAAACCCATTCCTTATTTTAAACAGCGAACAAACCCCGACACATACAATGGTGACGCCTGAGACAACGTGTTGGATGGAGGGTTTGAACAAATCACCCAACCAAACCCAGATCCTGCATAAGTCGGAGCACCCAAAACAGACGAAAGCGTTCCGGCCAACGCACAAGGCGTTAAAGGATCGCCAGTGTTAATCGTGATGGATGTTCCCATGTTGGAAACCTGAACAGAAAGAGCATTCCCAAACACTTGAACCAGACCATACTGACCTGTCGGGATGTTCGCCGCCGCAATCCCCAAAAACCCAGGTGGATTGGACGCCGCACCCGATGCCACTAGCGTAATCTGCGTACCGTCAAAAGACGCCGCTCCACCAATCGCCAAACAAACCGCCTGACCCAACGTAATCGAAGTTCCAGACGTGTTTTTCCACGTCCCAAACCCTCTTTCATCTCCTAATGCCGCTTGCTTAAAGATCATGTTTTCTTCTTCCTACCCCTATTCCCACACGGACGCTATGGGGTGTCACCCCGTGTCATCGCTACTGAAGCGAGCGGTCAAGGCCATCCGGCCTCAAGTCGTCCGTTGTTCACTTACTGCCCCAAACTAAACAGCATGAATGACCCAGTTGTCACGTTATCCTGATTTTGGATCGTTAACGTTCCAGGATTCAATAAACCATCCCAGTTCACGGCAGGAAACACTTGATTCGTCTGGGCATTGGTCGTGGTCGTGTCATTCTTGAACCACAAAGACCCCACAAACCGACCCGCAAACGTAATCGTTCCTGCCGTGTCACCTGCCGCTCCCGACCAGTCCCCGTACGTCAACCGAAGAGCCGCTCCTAGATAGGCCGAACCACGTACCGTCGCTGAAAATGCCATAGAAGTCCCCTCCTATGCCGTCACGGACGTTAAGTTGAAGTGCTTTCTCCGATTGTTGGAGGTCAGCTCCCCAGCCCAATAGAGTTGCGCACCTTCTAAGTCTTGGTTGATCGGCTTTACCCACTTTGACAGCGTGAACAAGCGATCCTGGTGCTGTACCAATTCCAGGGCCTTCGAGTTCAAGCCCCAAATGTTTCCAGAGGCCGCGTTCGGGTCCCATGTCCAGACGGCTTGCTTGTAGGCAAGATTGGCAAATCCCAAGTCACCTAGACTCACGTCCGCATAGCGAACCGTGGGAACGAGCACCGCTTCATACGCCTCATAACCGGTCTGATCGGAAAGCAACAGATCAGGCCCCCCTGCTGGCATACGAATCGAGACGTTATCCCACGCCGTGCGAAGGTCAGACAAACCACGAGCCGCAAAAGACCCAGACGTCGTGACGGTGCTCTGCCACCACGTATTGGTCGCGCCGTTGATGTCTCCGTACGTCCCCGTATTCGCAATCGCCGCCGGAAGTGGTGTGATGTTATTGCCGACCTGAGACGTCGAAAACAACTTGATATCAATCGTCTCTTTTAAGGAGGCAATCGCGTTATCAATTTGCGCCTTGGCGTAGTCAATCACCTGCGCCGACCCTGCGTTTTGAAGCGCAATACGACCCGTCACAATGATCGAGGCCGCCGCCTGACGCCATTGAAACTGCGCCGAGGTGAAGTTGTCCTGAATCGTCGTGTCAATCACGTCATCTCCCGCATAGAATGACGCGGTAGAGTTGCTCGCGAATACGACACTACGCACAGTCGTCGCTCCGCATTCTTCTGCGACTCGCTTTTTGATCGTCAGCCACGCCAAAAGCGGTATGGCCTTGTGAATATTGTCTCCTAGTGATTTTCCGTATTTCGATAGCGTCGTGGCGAGGAGACTCGTGACGTTCGCCGGACCCATCGTGAAGATTGTGTCTGCCATGTGCTTTCTCTCTCTCTACCCCTATAACCTACGTTTTTTGAATTTCAAATCGGATACCCTTTTTACCGTCGAGTTCCGCTTGCATCGACTTACGAATCAACTCATCTTGGTCCCTGACATACACCACCGTCTCACCGCCTATCTGTGTCGACGGCCCCGCCGTGACCGAATCTTTTTTGTCTTTCACAAGCCCCATCGCCTTGGCTTTGGCACCTGAGGCCATCGCGTCCGACCACCGACGGGCCATTTGATATCCTTCTTCTAGCGGTCTGCCGTTATTTTCCGCCCAGTTGATGCAGTGCTCTAGTAAACTCGTCCCTTCGCCCTTATCATCCAGCCCGATCTGGTCCAACTCTTCGTAGTCCGGATGGTTTTTCATCAACGCGTTCATCTCATTTTGAGTCTTTAAAGTCGAGACTTCCTGGTGCAACTTCTGAACGACAGGCGTAGCCAGCATCGCAAACCCACGCGCCTGAATCTGCTGAAGCTTCTGAGGATTGCCGTTCGACGCATCAATCACCGCCTGCGACCATTCCTCAGGTGTGGCAAAGTCCTGGGGCCTGGCTTGCGAGATTTGTTCTTGGGTCTGCGCCGTCTGCCCCTGCATCGCCTGCTGTTGCTGTTGGTTCCACCACGAGACAAACGCCGGATGCTTGACTAAATTATCTAACGCTTCGGCTTTCTCGCGGTATGGCTTGGCCGACTCTTCAGATGCCGTTTTACGGGTGCTTTCGATCTGCTCAGACGCCTTCTTTTTCCAGCCGTCTAGTATCGGGTCCAGTGACGCCCTCTGTTCGGGAGACAGAGAGGCTAACTGCGACTCTTCTAAAGCAAACGGATCTGCCGGAGCTTTTGGCTCGTCCTTTATAGGTGCATCGACGACTGCTTCTTCCGCCATGATTCCCCCCTTAACGTCCCATCATTGGCATTCCTGGACTGACGCGTTGCGCAACCTGATCGGCCATCTGGCCTTCCCCATAAGAAGACGCCCCTCCTAAGGGTTTTACACTCATCACGTGAAAGTGCCCGTCTTCTTCGACGTTGCCGCGCACTTCACAGGCCAGTTCTAGCCCAGGCTTGACGTTCTGAAAGGCTTTCTGCTCCTCGTCCGAGAGCTTAATGATCCGAGACGTCTCGTTCGATTCGTCTGGATCGTCCACCGCCCCTTCCGACTTCGGAGGCTTGGCAACGTCGTAGCCGTCGTCCCGAACTTGCTTTAAGTAATCTGCCGCAGGCATTAGGGCTTACTTCCCTTTCCTCGGATATTCGCGTCACCATCCTTGGTAGGATCTTTTATTTCGTTCACATCCCAACGGTCATAGCTCTTCAACGTCTGAGCCAATGGCCCCTGTGCGCCTATTTTCTGAGTGACGTTCATATCACTCGTTCCAATATTCGTTCCCTTATCATCCTTCGTTGAACCATCCATGTTAATGTCTCCTCTCTAACGATGCCATTGCATGTTTGTGCGCAATGGGGTCAAAATTCCGTTTGCCGTGCTGTCTGTCTCCTGCTTCTCTGATCCCCAATTTCTTCATGACGTACGCCTTATGAGCCTTGGAAGTGATAAACGTCCCGCGCCTCGGATCGTAGCCTGGACTGTCGAGATCGTGCAGGTTTTCGTCCCAATACGGCCCCCTAAAGTACACGTCAGGGTTCGAGGGGATTGAAGGGTCAAAGCAACGGTTGCACTCCTCAAACCATCTCCCTGTATACGTTTCCCGTTTGGGGTGACGCGCCCAAGGGTCAGGGTTTCCGCATCCCTCACAAGGCTTGATCCCTCCATTACGAATCTGACGACCCAAACATTCCTCCGCCAGACACTGTAGGTGTCCGAATGTCATGCTTGGAACTTTCCCGATCCTCCTCGGGTTTCCATATCACATGATCTTTTAAAACTTTACGGGAATTCCTTAAAATCCCTTGCGCCACATGCGACATCACTTGCCCTGCATGCGAAACAGACCTTGATGTGTTTAGCTTCTTGGTCGCGTTGGCGGCTTTCCCCTTTCGCATATCCCTCAAAATGTTAGACATTTTGACGATCTCCATTCTTCGGCCTGAATTGGCTCAGGATCGACTTTACAATATCCGACTGAATCCCCATCTGATTCTTCGCTTGCTTGACGGCCAATTCCTGCTTCATCGCCTGCAACTTCATGGCGTGTTCCTGCCCCTTCATCTGGTTTTCCTGCTGTTTGCCTTGCAATTTCACCTTCGACTCCGCCATTCTCGCCTGAACCTTCGCCTGAATCTCCTGCATTTTGGGGTTGGGAGGAGGAGGCGTTTGGTCAGCCATGTCCATGACCGCTTCCATCGACATGATGCCAGTCAACCGCAGGAATTCCCTAGCCAAAGCCTTCGATGCCGGAGACCCTGGCGTAACACCAACGGCTGAAAGGAATGGAAAGAGCTTCTCAATAATCTCGAGCTGGGCCTCCCGATCTAACGGCACGGTCGAACCTGCCAACACATCCACATCCATCTCCCCCAAAATATCCTGTCGGTTCCAGGAAAACCCGAAATCGCCTGTGTAGATGCTTTGCGCGGATGGATTCGGTTGAGATTGTTGTTGGGGTTGTCCAGGCTGTGATGGTTGAGGCTGTTGCATCGGCTGTGCGGAAGGACGTTGCGGAAGAACCTTCAAAATCTTCTCGCGAACGGTCTTCTCACCCACAATCCGCGCCAGCTTCGGCACGTCATACTTCTTCTGCATGATAGTCAAGAGCTTCTTAGCGATTTCGGAAATGAAATCCTCTAAAACGTCCAGCTTCTCATCAGAGCGAGCGTGACCACCCATCAACTGAAGTCGGAGTTCCCCGAGCGTCCGTGTTTGCGTTCTGGCCTGACCGCCCTGATCGGGACCCGTCTGTCCGGCAATCGACCGCCATATCTCAAAAATCTGGTTCCATACCCCGTAAATGTCAGACTGAATGGGCGCGTAGGGAATCGGCTGAATGACATCAGAAAGAGATTTTCCTGCTACAGGCTGAGCGATGATGATCGCACCGTCATTTCCGTCCTTAAACTTCTGCATTTCTTCAGGCGGCAGAGAGTCCTGCAACATCAACAGCTGGCGGCTCCATCGCTTCAGGTGGTTCAACTCAATCGACAAAAGTTTCGTCAACTCCACGATCTGCCCTTCGTGAGGCGCAACCTCCGACAAGGGATACACTTCCCCAGGAACAGGCGTCCAAGCCAACTGCACAAACGGAAACCCACCAGATAAATATTCCGGCAACGGAATCTCTCGAAGCTTGAAATCACAACCAGGCGAAACCGTCGTCACTGTTTGGTGATCTAGGTCGTAAATCTCCCAGAGCGTCACCGAGCGCACATCCTTGCCAAAATTCTCCTTCTGGGAGTCTGGCGTGTCGTAAGCGATATTGTTGTCATCCACTCCCGCATTCACACGCAATTCATCGGTATGCTCATAAATGCCAGACTGCTTCACCGCCCGCAAAGGTTTTACGATCTTCTGCGCCATCCAGCGAGCATTATGTGTCACGGGGTAAGTAGCCGAAGGATCAAAGAGAATATCCTTGTACGACACGTAATAGGCAAATACGTTTTCAGACCTGATGTACTCGTCTGTCTCCACTTCCTTCAACTTCTTTGGCGGACGTCCAGGCCCACGCTTCTCAGGTTCTTTGGCCTGGCTCTCCACAGTGCCAAACTCCGCCACATAACCTACTTTCACCCAAGAATGACCCACCAAATCGGCTTCTGTAATACATTGCTTGATCTGCGTCTTTAAGCGGAGGTCTTGCCACGTGTAATTTAAAACGTTCTCGGCAATCTGCGCCGCGCCCAAATCTTCTACCCGCTTCGGATTTACCGTCACCCAAGGATCACGAAACGACATGCGGGCCACATCGGTCTTCACAAACGCATAGACCAGGTTGATGGGCACAACCGGAATGGATACGGATGCCTGCAAAAAGTCCCAGTCGCCTTTGTACTCGTTTACAAACCGCTTGCACCCCATGTTCTCAAAACGGTTGTCCCGCCACTTCTCAGTAGATGAAATCGTGCGAAGCCAAGCCTTGACTTCTTTAGACTCGGAATCAGAATGCGGTGTTTCAGATGTTCCGACTTTATCTTTTTGTTTGTCGTCCATAAAAAAAGAAATGCCTGAATGGGGGTTCGTGGGCCTCCACGCAGGCATTTCCTAAACTATGATAAGACTATACTTATTTCAAAGAACTATCAAACGGCTCACTAAAAAATCTGTCCAACGTCGCGTCGACATCCTTTTTGCGATCCCGCCACATGTCCCATTCGTCTGTTCGCATCAACACCTTGCGGGCACGACGATGACGCTCCTTCTCCACTTGCTCGCCCAACACGTGATTATGAAAACTCATGCGGAGACTTTCTCTAGAGGCTTGGCAAAAACAGGCGACGACCCAGGAAGAACCACAACCGTGTCCTTCACTGTCATGCGCTCAATCACCGCACACCCGTGATGTTCCGGCACCCAGCGAATCAACTTGAAATAGCCGCGATACGCCGACAAAAAATCAATCAAAGCCAGACCCGTCCCACCGAATTTCACGTGATCACGAATCAACTTTTCGGGATACTCGTGCCCATCCCAATAACTCCCCGCCGAACCTGTGTTGTAGTAAAATGTTTCAACATCGTGAAATACCACCAACCCGCCCTCTTTCATCTTCGGCATGACGGCGGATAACTCCATCCAAAGCGTCCAGTAATTATGGTCGGTGTCAATAATACAAAACTCGATCTCGCCGTCCTTAAACTCTTTCAGCTTCTCGTAGCTAATCCCGACAATAAACTCCACACCCTCCATATCCAGTTTCTTGTCGGAAATCGAGTACAACTTGAATGGATACAATGAATGAAGGTGAGCAAGTAATTGCGTGTTGTCTCCGTCGCCCGCGCCCACCTCCACAATCACCTTTGGGTGCTTCTCGAGAATCAAGTCGCGAAGCTTGATATGCTGGTCAAAATGGCCCGTCATCGACGAGACTCCGACATCACAATCTTGAACGGCTGTCGCTTGGGCATCCCTCAAGCCCTCATAAACCGCTCGTAAATTGTCGTCTGCTTCTCCGGCATCTGCTTTTGCCACCAACTCATCGTCTGCGCCAACCTACCACCCTCCAACAACACCTGCTCGGGATCACGTCTTGCATTTTCTCCACCGAGAGACGGTACAAGATAGTCTAATTGATAGGAGAGCGCGTCAATCAAGTCGTCGTGCTTACCCCGAGGAAAGCTGAGGAGCTCGTCCCGCAGTTCAGACATGTCGCTTCTAAGCTCCACAAGCCCTTGCTCAAAATAAGGTTGCAGACGGCGAATTCGTGCCTCTTTGGACAACATCCCCTCACCATGCCCCGCATGTCTTTTGCCAAGCTCGTCAATCGAAAAGAAAATTCCGCGCTCACGTTGCTGTCGTTGAATATCGTATTTGAGCGTCTTCTGGAAGGCGAACGTTTCAATCCCGACACGATGCAACCTCCATTTTTTCACCAAAGCAAATACTTCATCAACCAAATCACTCGGCACCACACGACGATGCACACAGTCCACCACGCGAATCCGACGATCCGAATACATTCCGGCCACCACGAAAGCCGTGTAGTCGGCGTCCTTTGAAAGAGATACAGCAGGGTCAACAGTAAGATACAAACTAGCAGGATGCGCTGTAGCGGGGTCATAGGTCTTTATCCAGTCAGATTTAAAATCCGCATTCTCAGGATCAATCGGGTCGTTTAAATACTGCGTCGAGAAATGATAAAAACTTTTCTTCTTGATGTCGTCTAACTGCGCCGCCGAGAACTTCTCCGGAAAGAGCACCGACCCGTCCGAGTTGTAGCACGACCGGATAAACGTCGACCAGTTCCCGTGCTCTCGGTGCTCGTCCAAAATGCGGGCATATAAATCGTCCTGGTGATACCGCGTCCCGATAACAACAATGCGCCCGTCAGGTTCAAGCAAGTCGAAAAGCGATAAGTAGAATTCATAAATCTTCTCCCGCTGCTCCTTCGTCGCTACGTTGTCCGGCACCACAATATCATCGGCCACGATGAGATCAAAATGCTGACTCGTCAAAACCTTCTGAACACCCGCCGCCATCACCGTGGGAGCAACGAGTTTCTTGGTGCGCTGTGCCACAAGCAGTTCGTCCTGACTCCACGTTTCCGTCTCAAAACGCCCGAACAACTTCGATAGGGTACTGCCGTCCGAAAGCTGACTCCTGATCCACCGCATCATCTTCGCGGCATTGCCCTCTACCGCGTTTACAATCAATACCCGAATGTCAGGATTCTTCAGTATCTCCTGAATTACCCAACTCTGCGTCACAATATGACTCTTCAAATGTCCACGCGGAAGCTCGATGTGGATACGCTTCCCAGCCACCTTCAAAAATGCCGCCAACTCGTCGTGGACAGGAACCGACCAGTGCGGCGTCGAAAATACTACAGTGCATAACGCCTTCAAATCCGTCCGGCATTTCTCGACCAATGCCTTCCACAACGCCTCCTGTTCCTCTCGACACGTCACTCCGGCTCACCCGCGTGATCACTAAAATCCTCACTCATCTCCGCGTGACACGCCGCACACCAACGCTGAGAACAAAACCAGAACGTCGCCGCCCCACACCGACAACAACACCCTAACCGCAATGCGTCTCGAAACAACGGAACAAGGCTCACCGCTCCCCCCACAAATGTCGCGGCTCGCCAGAACAGTACATCACCGCGTAATCGCTAACGTCAGGTTTCTCCACCTTCTCGTACGACAGTGACCCACACGACGGACACACGCGATCCGTCAAAACCATGCCAGGATACGCACGATCCCAACCCACGTGGCCGACGGGCCACACCTGCACGTTCACAATGTCGCGGACGCAAGTCATGGGGCCTTTTTGTTTGGTGCGGTTTCCGACGATGGGTTATCATGACTAGGGCGGGGGGGATGGGGGTAATTTTCGGCCAGGTGTTTGATAGCCAAGCCACGTCTCACATATTCTTGGGCCGAAAGACCTAGTAAGAACTTATTGATAAATAGATTTGATTTAGTTGTGTCCATCACTACTTCCGATAATATACATTATATTTCATATTAAATCATTGAGATGTATCTATTGCCTTTGAAGTGCCAGTATTGTCAACCACAACCGCATCAATAGCACTTAATTTCATTGCATCGGCGAGCTTTTTGAACCAAGATATATCGAAATTAGATTGATTTTGGCCGGGATTATCACTCCACCGTTCCGGCACTTTGTTCTTCAGCCAAAACGCCGCCGCCCCCACTCCGTTCGCCTTCTGCCCCAGATTGACCAATGAATTTTCGAGAATGTCCTCGACTTGAAACCTAATCTCATCCCACATCCGCTTGAACTCTGGATCTTGGTCAATGTGATCCCAAAACGTTCGTGTGGAGATTCCTATTTTCGCGCAAATAGCTTTTAATCTCGGTGCTTCGCTTCGATTGACACATTCTTGAGCGAGTTCGATAAGTTTAATTTTGTCTTCTGATTTGAACGACCAGCGGTTATCGGCTTCAATCAATCCTGTTTCGGAATTGACATGGAGGGAGTTCACAATTTCGGATTGTAGTTTACGTTTTCGATGTTGTCAAGTTTCAAGAACGCCCGACAGATCGCCATGGGCGCGGTGTCGGCTACAGCTTCCTGCAAAACAGCCGAGTCATCACCTGCGCCATCATCCCCTAGAATTTCAAATCGCCAGAAAACAGACCCACCTTCTTCGGTGCGTTTTTCTAGAGAAAAATCTTCGAACTTCTCCACAATCTCCCACGCCGGCTGGATTTTAGTCGAATAGGGTTTTACTTCTGTTCCAAGTTTATTAGCTACTTGTTCATCGAGCGTCATTCTAATCCCCATTTCTTCAAGACCATCATTCGCACATAATCCGTGTAATCCACACATTCAGGACAAGCCAAGCGACCCAATTCCACTCGCCAATGATCTTTCTTGTTCAGCCAAACGCCATAATATGGGCGCGAATGATCGGGATGGTGAAAGTCGAATTTATTATGCCAATTGCGGCTCTGTTCAGGAGCTTTGATAAATCCATGCCTCACAGCTTCGCCCAGATGCCAACGACATTTCACCTTTTCCGGATACTTGGCCGCATAACGTCGCCGCGCTTCTCGTTTATAGGCTAGATGTTTTTGCAGTTTGTCTTTGTCCATCCTCTCCCCCTTTGGCGGTCAGGTTTTTGGAATAAATTAATAGATATAGATTTTAGTGGTCTATAGCGCATACGCATATACACATATATATATATATTTATTTATTAATCTATTATAAGACATAAGACGGTAAAAGACGGCTTTAATAGGTTAAGATGGCATACATTACCTTATGATAACCAATCCCTTAACCGCATCAACAAAGGATAAACCTAACTGGTCGATTGACCATTGAATTGCATCTATTGTGATCCCGCAACCGAAGCAGTAACCGCGCTCATAGACATGGAAACTAGGAGTCTTTTCGCGATGATAAGGGCAACGAATTTTACGACTTCTGGGCAGAGGTTTGATGAGTTTGTCCAAAGGCACTGTCCTAGCCGCTTCGATCTCCACATCGGACACCAAAACGAGGCGATCCGGCATCTCTTCGGAAAGCACGATGTTCCGTAACCGATAGCGCAAAGACGACAGCCGATCCCGATCCGATAACCCCAAAAACAGAAACCGATTTTCGCCTACCCATACCCACTGATCGGCTTCTTTCTCAATCGCGTCAATCCTGGCATTGACCACGCCGAGCTTTTCCCGCGCTGTTTCCAAAGCGTCTAATTCATGATCCAAAGAATCTTCCCATTCCTGCAACTTCTCTTTGAGGGGAGCTTCGGCTTCATCACGCCATTCCAAGTAGTGCATATCTTCTTCCAAAACATTCATGTTCGTTTGCAGTTTCGACAGCCATCCTGGTTTTACCGATGCGATTTCATACAAACAATCCAGCTCTCCATCCGTCCAATTTCTCATGATTGCCCTCCTACCCATTCGAGCATTGTCACGGCTTTGGTTTTGCCTTTTTCTTTGGTAATGCGAATCAAGCCGTCAGCTTCTAAGCCAATCAAATACCGAGACAAGGATTCGCCATGAATATGAATTTCATCAGCGAGTGTTTCCCGACGGCAAAGCGTCTTAGAACGGATAAACTCTCTTATTTTATTACGATCACGATCCATCTTGTCTGACGTCAAATCTTGAATCAAGGTAGGCAACATCGTCTCGACATAGCGGAGACATACGACGGCTTCCACGAAAGCGTCAAAGGTAATTTCGTTTTCCCCGCGATCAATGGCGAGGATAATAGCGAGTTTATGAATCGCTTCATTTTTGAAATGTTCAAAGAACCCACCTAAAACCGGCAACGCTTCGTTTTCTCGTTTTGTGATTTGCGCAAACCATTCGTCAAACGCTTTGTCCGCTTCCAGACTGTATGTGAATGTCTGCTCAATCCGTTGGAACCCACGAAGCATATCCTTAAGCGCATTGAATTTTATTAAGTCGTGAGGGGGTGGTTTTGGCATGACATGATTGCCATTGGCTGTATAAGGGATCATCAAAAACCGAGATAGAAACCCAGACATAGCGGATTCCTCGGCGTTCTGCAAAGATGAGCGCAACCATTCCGGCGTCGTCGCCATTCCCATGGCAAGATAAGCATCTTGGATATTGACGGTTCCGTGTTTCATGGTGGTGCGGGAATAATTAGGTTTGCGGTAGAGTGTGGTCAAAAGAGCATTCAAACCTTCGTTGTATTTCTTCGACATCGAATCAAAAAATGACTTGGCTTCATCGAAAATAAAGAGCCGCGTAGAATTTTGTGACAACGCATGGATAATCGCTTCGGATGAAAACTCCGACGGAGCGAGTCGATCTACATCAATTGACTCAATCAAATCTTCGACCCGTGAGATGGCTGTGGATTTGTGCGATGAGGATTTGCCGATTAAGACGATCCATAGGTTTGGCGATTGATTCCACGCTCCGATTTCCACATAGACTTTTCGCGACAAACTGGCGGAGATAGCCAGGAGCGCGCCCCACATGAGAAATACATCGGGACAGTCCGTAAATTCTTTCGCATACTCGAGGTATTTCTCAGTGAATCGTTCCGGCATGACGGACCCTCTAGAAAAACAAAGCTCCTGCGGGCGTCGTGATTCCTGGTTAAAGGAGGTTACGCCGCAGGAGCGAAAGAGATTGATGGAAAACCAAGAATCACGAGGTGATGGTAACACCCCTTGGCGGGGTTGTCAAGTTCCCTTTCGGGGGCGGGTCAGATATTCCAGCAATACTTTTTTGGCTTGCTCTTTCAGCTTTTCGTCCATATCGGAGAGATAGAAATGCTTTAGGAATTCCAAAGCAAGTTGAGCTTTTTCGTGTTTCATATCACCTCTTCGCGGGCGAGGCGGACGAGGGCGCGGAGTTGAGAATCAATAAATCCTTGCGAATATCTAAAATCTGAGCCCGTTCGTCTAGCCGTATCGTTGACAATTAAATTTATTGTTTCGATGATCTTTTCTTCCACCGCGTCGGGTGTGGGTTTGTAAAGTTCTTTTTCTGGCCTATTGCAAGGATTACCGCAAATACATATTGGATGTCCACATCCGCATTGGCATTCTTTTCTCTCCAGCGTGGGCTGG